TTCCTTGAATAATCCGCTGGTTCCCAAATCCATAGGTTTTGGTCTATACCACGTTTTTCTAGAGGATCTTGTATTTGAAATTGTTCGTAAAACACAATATCTTCTGGTGTAAATACTGTATCACCAGAAGTTGTAAAGTCACAGTCACATTCCTGTGCGGCCATTCGAGAACCTAAATCTTTATCTTGTTGGTCTCTCCATGTTTGGTCTCGTTCAGGATGAACTTCCCATGGTAATCTAATAGGTAAGAAACTATTGTCACCCATTTCTGCATTAACCCATGTTTGATGAAACCAGTTACCTGTGCCATATGGAGTAGATAATGCTATACAACCTCCACCAGTAGCTAAGGTTTGTTGAGCGGATGCCCATATCTCACCGATATTATGAATGAAGGCGGCCTCATCGATTATTAGCAAAGTAACGGCTTCTGATCGACCCGCATCACTTGATGCTGAAGTGGCTTTAATTTGGGATCCGTTATTTAATCGAAGAGTTAATTTGTTAAATTCTTGTGGTTTATCTTTTTCTTTTAACCATGAAGGTAAGCTATCGTACATAAACTTAACTTTGGTAACCATGTTTTTAGCGGTTTCCTGTTTAGTTGCAATACATAGCACGTTTTTATCTTCATGGAACAACATTAACCAAAGTGAATAACCTGCTGCTAATGTTGATATACCTAACTGTCTAGATTTAAGTACTATCGAGTAAGGATTTTCTTGAAATAATGTAAGTACTTTTTCTTGGAAGGGGTATAGGTTAAACTGTATACGTCCGCGTTTTGGGTGTTGGATGTAACAGTATCTTTTCATAAAGTAAGCCGGTGATTGCGAACATTTAATGTATTCTTGTCGTATTACTTGTTTTAACTCTTGGTTACTCATATCTGAAGTCCCATTTAGATTTCTTATAAATTTTATTTAATTGTCACCAATGTAACAACAGATAGTAGGGAAGCCACGAATCCTCCACCTAACCATTTAAGTCCTTTTTTAAGGATATCGTTTTTGCGAGTTAGTGTTTTAACATCACCTTCAAGGCCTGTTATAATTTCGTCTTGCTTGAGTAGGATTTGATCGTAATTTGCTATTTGTCCAACATAATTTTCTTCTTTAGCTGCATATAGAGTAACTAAACTATCTTGGGCATCGCTTTTCTTGTTTAGTTGCCAAATTAATTTATTGGCTAATTTAAGTTCAGCAATAGCAGAATCGCCTTTGACTAAATCAAGAGCGATTGATTTTGCTTTATTGTACGAGAAACAGATTCTATTGGTATCGATTTGTGAAAAACTGTTCGAGCTCAGTATTAGAAGCACTAGTAAGATCTTTAATTTTGTTGCCATAATATGTGCGTGTTTGTGTTAGCTCTTGTTCTGTGACGATAATTTCTTCTTCTAGTGAATCAATAACTATAACTTGTTTATTAACATTTTTAGATAATATGCGTTGACCTTCTTTTAACAAGAAGATATTGTTTTTTAAACTATCGATTTCTTTTTTCTCTTTAGCGTATTTGTCTACAACATTTGGTGTTGGTTTAAAATAGGCTAAAAGAATTAACCATAATAAAAGTATCCCACCTATAATGAGGCGGGATAACTTTATTTGAATTAATTTATCTTTCATTACGCTTTAACTTTTTGAGCGTTTCTATATGCTTGAATGATTTTTGAATTATTTTCATTGTCAAAAAATGCTTTAGCTTTTTGATCACCACTATTAGCTCTTTTAGCTAGTTCTTTCATTTTATTTTTAGCTTCTTCAGTGGTTTTAGTATTAAATAGATTAGCAAACTTATCAGCGGCACTAGCTGTAACTCCTAGTTCTTTTGCAGTTGAATCACTATCTACATTCTGTGTTGCTTCTTTATCTTCACCATCCATAGGTTCTGCTTTAGAAGCTGCAGTTGTTTTTTCTTTAGGAGCTTTTTCTTTAGCAGGTTTTTCTGCTTTAGGTTTTTCTGTTTTAGATTTATCTGCTAATAAAGAGTCATTATTTTTTGGTTTTAAACCTAGTGATTTCTCTATTGCTGTTACTGCTTGAGGATTACCTAAAATAAATGTATACCCTTTACTTTTTAATTTTTCTAAACGATCGATTTGAGATGGGTCTTTAGCTAATTTCATTAAATCGTCTATTTTGGATGGGGATCCAAAAATCTGTCCTTGTTTTTCAATAACATCTGCTACTTTTTGCAATGCACTTTTTACTTCAGGAGATAATTTTGAATTAGGGCCTAAATTTTTAGCAGAATTTACTTTTTGCAATTCACCCGCTAATTTTTTTACATCAGCATCTGGATATTCTTGTTGGAGTACTTTAACAGCATCATCAATAGTTTTTTGTAAGGAATCTTGGTTTAAATTTTCTGGGGAGGTTCCTGTAACATCAAATGCGCTGTCTATAAAAGGTCTTTCATTTAATGTTTCTTCTTCAAGATTATCTTCTTCAAGAGCTCCACTTTTCATAGTATCTCTTTTTTCAGCATCTAATGCTTTTTGCTTTGCGTCAATAGCTTTAATGGCCGCCGCTTTTGCTGCTTTTTCTTCTGCTTCACCTTCATGTAAAACAGCGCTAATTTCTTCACGTATGATTTCAAGTAAACGAGTTTGTTTCATTTTATAGTTTATTGATAAATGTTTAATAATTTTTATAATCTTGAGCGTATTCAAGAGTTAGATCTGTAATTTTGTCAATAAGATTTTCTTTTTCAGGATGTTCTGCTATCATTGTGTCGATTTCTTTAGCTAATTCTCTAACTTCTTTATTTGCATTACTATAATAACCTGCTAAAGTATTTTCTTTTAAAAGTTTATTTTCAGCTAAGTAATTTTTTAAATCAAAATTATCCATATTGTATTTTTATTAATAAATATTAGAGGGACATTACTTGTTTAATTTTATCTATCCTCTCCTCGGTAGTACCCGATAATTCATGATATGATTTGAATTTGGTTTTATGTCTCAAAATCAAATTTTGAATCTCTTTATCAACTTCATTTCTATATTGTGCATCTATAGTGCGAACACCATTATCTTCCAATTCTACACCCTCGGGTGAAACATAGAAAATATAATCATACTCACGTATTAAATGCGATACAGCATCATTCAGTGCATCTGCCATGAAGTATGGAATTGACTTAGCTAAACGCGTAAATGCCATTACATCAATTATAGTACGATCTGTAATCACATCATCAAGAAATAATTCACTTGAACGTTCAGCAAAGAAAATAATTTGACCTTTCAATGTTGAATCAGTATTCAATGGAATACCTAAATCACGTAAATATTTTGAACGCTCAGTTTTAAACTCATACCCTGCAAATTCAGGTAATTCCTTTAAAGCATTAACTAATGTTGTTTTACCAACTGACATTGTTCCACAAAATCCTATTTTCATAACTTTTATTTTAATAAATTTTCTGCTACATAAATTGCTTGCGCTCCTGATACTGTAATACCACGTGCACTTAAAGCATCACCCGCAAAATGAACATTTGGGTACTCCAATAAAGATAAATTTTCATAATTCACAAGTGGTTCAGGTGAAAGATATTTAACTTCACCTATATAAATTCCCCAATCATCTTGTAAGGTTGGGAATACCTTTTTCATATCTTGGATAAAATCCCAAACATATTTAAAGTATCCTTCAAATGAAGATTCAACTACATGAGCTAAAGTATCAACTCCTATCTGATGGCAAGGCATAGAATTTCCTTCAGAGGTTAATGATGGATTTCTTGAAGGTGAATAATACATTCCTTTACCATTTACTTGACATTTTTTAATAACATTTCTTGACCATTCAAAAGGATTTTCAATCCCCGTAACTTCCATTAATATACCAAAGTTGGTCATATTATTAGTTTTAGAAGGATCTTTATATGCATGTCCGTTGAAAGTTACATCTCCATAAGTTATTTCAGGAGCAACATAAGCCGCATTATTGTTTGTACAGAATGAACGTAACGATACTCCTTCATCATCAAATTTTCTATATAACTTAAAGTCATATGAAATATCAATTAGATTTTGAAAGTGTTCTTGTGGTGCCTCAAATCGAACTCCAATTTGTACAGATTTAGGTTCATCTGGTAGTTCATATTCGTTTGCTAGTTGTTGGGCAAAATCAATACCGGATTTACCTACTGCAAAAATAAGTTCGTCATATCTACATACAATTTCGAAATTATCCTTATTAAGATATTTTCCTAATACATGTTCATTTATAAAATCAATATCTGTTACTTTAGTTTCCCATACAAATTGTACACCTTTTTCAACTAAATAATCGTACCAATTTTTAGCAATTTCAGATAAATAATCTGTACCTACGTGCCATACTGGGAATAAACGTAAACCGAAATATGGTTTAATAAATTCAGGTTCCTCAACAGGATTGGAACATTGTACTTCTTCAGGTTTAGGGTGAAAACGTTTGAAATTGGTAATCACTTGATCCATCAATTCCATTGCTTTATCCTCACCTGTATATTTTGATAATTGACCTCCAATTGCTGTATGGTAAGTCAATTTACCATCAGACCAACCTCCAGCACCAAGGAAACCTGTCATTACTTCTTCAGGTAATCTTTTATATGGATCTTTACCCATATCGATGATTGTGATTAATTCTCCAGGATATCCATTATCCACTAACTTTGTTGCAGCGTTGACACCGGCAACACCTGCTCCTACTATTACTATTTTTTTGTCCATAATCTATTTTATGTTTTAAATATACGAAATAAAAAGTGGCCTCCCAAAGGAGGCCACAGATCTCTATTATTTTTTTAAGTCGACAGGCTATGAATCTGTCTATAAGTTTTTATCCTACAAATCCCTTTACGTTTTTTAGTTTATCGTATGTTTGAGAAAGTTCTGGGGTGTTTTTAATGTTTCTTTTGCTAATGGCACCACCGATAGCTGCTTTGATTTTGTTAGCTATAAATTCGGGAGTGTCTATAAGGTATGGTTGAAGAAATACATCAATATCGTGTTGCATTTTTTGAACATCTCCAGCATGTTTATCTGCAATTTGGAGAATATTTTGTTTGTTGTTATTTAAAAAAGCTATAGCGTCCTCTAAAGTTTTAATAGATGAAATTTCATCACTTTCTTCATTTAAAGCACGTTTAAGTTCTTCTTTTACTAATTCTTTTAAGTTATCTAATTTCATAGTTTTAAAATTCAATGGTACGATCTAATATAATGTCAACTGTTTGATCTGCTGGGTCTTCTGAGATACTAAGAGTACCCTCATCCATAGCTAGTATATCTTTGATACTCATATTCATTGCTGTTTCTAATTCGGCTACTGGGACTTGCATAATGGCAAAACCATATTCATCATTATTAGTAACATAATTTTTTAATGCTGGATTTTGGATAAAGAGATCAGCATTTGCTTCTATTTGATCAATTTGGTCTGAGTAATTACCCGAATTTTCAGTAATTAATCCTGCTAATTTTTGCATACGAAGAAATTCTTCAGATAAATTTTGTTTTTTCATGATTTATGTATCTTTAACTTGAGTGTTCCTGTTCCTTTTATCACACGATGCCATTCGTGTCTTGGTATAAATATACGTTCTTTTAGTGAGGTAGGCAAGCTATTATCTAACTGAAGTTGCCAATCTGTTTCATTTAGGATTTCAACTGTTCTGTCTTCATCATCACGATGCCATAATAGTTCTATTGGGTCTATATTTTCGTTAAATTCACGAATAATATATTTGTCAGTAACTTCTATGTCGTTATACGGTTTTGTCATCTGTAATAGGACCACCAACAACCCAAGCATCACAAGTTCGAGCAGCAGCACATTTAAATTTAAGCA